GCCTATGCGCTGCAGGACAATCTAATGCTTCCACTGGGGTTTCGGAGGAAGAGAAAGACCGCCTAAGGGCGGCCATGGAGGACAAGCGTAGAAAGGAGGGACAAGCCAATGACAAAAGTAACTGAGTTATCCATCCGTGCTAAGGCAGCGGTCCAGTATCCCGGCTGGCGTGTGGATTTTGTAGGACCGGCTACCATAGCACTGACCCATGTCATGGGTAGGGAGCGGGTGATTGAGGTGCGGCACCGCAGGAGACGCCGGGACGGCCCAATCATGAGGGCAGCTAAGTGGATTGTACCGGCGGTCATCTGGCTGCTGGGGATGTGGATGGTAGCTATCGTGGTCATGGCGCTGGCCATGGGTGTAATTTGAGGGGAGGTGAAATGATTGAGAAAAAAGATGGTCAAGAAGCTGACAGCGTTGGATTGCATAAAGGAATCTGGGTGCCAAGACTTTGAAACGGCATTCCCAAGAGTCACCGGCTATATAAGCGAGTGCGCTAAACATAATCCGGATGCATTATATACAGCAACGGAAGTGGCGGAGCTGATGGAATATCTATTTGAGCTCCGAAGGAGAAAAAAGGACCCCAGCGGCGGCAACCGCGAAGAGGTCCAATAACTAAAAAACAACACACCCTTATTATAAGGGAGATATCGGAGGATTACAAGGTGGCAATATCTAAAACTTATTATCCTGGCAGCCATGTAAAGATTACAGCACCATTTTTTACAATGGTATGCAGTTGTGGCCTGCGGCACTGGTCCCTGCTGGGCGAGATTACACCATGTCCAAACTGCGGGAAGTTAATGAGATTGGAAGGTGAACAAGATGTCAGTAAGCAAGCGCATATTTAAAAGCCGGGAGGAATGGCTGGAAGGACGTAAGGGACATATCGGGGGCTCTGATGCCAGTGCTTGCGTGGGGATGAACCCTTACAAAGACAATGTGCAGCTTTGGGAAGAAAAACGTGGCTTGGTTATTCCGGAGGATATATCGGACCGGGAATACGTCAGGTATGGTACCGAGGCGGAAAAGTATCTGAGAGCTTTATTCGCCATGGATTATCCACAATACCGAGTGACCTATGACGAGGATAACATGTTTACAAATACGGCCTATCCGTGGATGCATGCCTCCCTGGATGGCGAGCTTGTGGATAAGAATGGTCGCCGCGGAATCCTGGAAATAAAGACCACCAATATCCTGCAAAGCATGCAGCGTGAGAAGTGGCGTGACCGGATACCGGATAATTATTTCTGTCAGGTGCTGCATTACCTGGCCGTGACGGAATATGATTTTGCAGTCCTTAAAGCCCAGCTCAAAAGCGAATGGGGCGGGGAGTTGCGGATTACAACCAAACATTATTTTATAGAGCGAAAGGACGTTGAGGAGGACATCAAGTATCTGGTTGAGGCCGAAAGGCGGTTCTGGGACTGTGTGGTCACGGGACGCAGGCCGGATCTGATTCTCCCGGCGATATAGGTGAGGGATGGAACTGAAAATTTACAACCCGCAGGAAGATGGGTTTGTCCAGAAAATCGAATGGAACTATGAGGAACTTAAGGCAGAGGTTTCAATTGCTGCGGATGAGTATGCTGCGTCTGTGTACACGGATGAAACCATCAAGCAGGCTAAGGCAGATAAGGCCAAGCTTAATAAATTTATAGAAGCCTTGACTGGAACCCGGACGAAAGTCAGGAAGAAGCTCCTGGCGCCAGATGAACAGTTCGGGAGAGAAGTAAAGGACATTGAGGGTATTGTTCGGAAAGCCATTGATAATATAGATGGCCAGATTAAAGATTATGAGCGTCGCCAGCGCGAGGAAAAGACGGCCAAGGTCCGGGACTTTTATGACGCAAATATCCATGATATCGAAAAATATCTACCCTTTGAACGTGTAATGAAACCAGAATATGCCCTGACTTCCACCACCATGAAGTCCATCAAAGAGGAAATAACCGCTCTTATCCAGCGGGTTGACGAGGGCCTGGCTATACTGAATGAGGTGGACAGCCCATACGCCGGGGATATGAAGGAGGTTTTCCTTCGGAATTATGATATTGGCGCCGCAATGGCAGAACGGAACCGTCTGGAAGCGGCAGCACAGAAACGAAAGGAATATGAAGCGGAACAGGCCAGAAAGAAAGCGGAGCGCGATGCCAGGATAAAGGCAGAGGCCCAGGAAGTAATCAATGCAGGAAAGCGTGAGGCTGAAAAACCAATACCAGATACAAAACCTGATATCAAGTCCGATGTCCGGCAGCCCAGGATGGAGACCGTGGAAAATCCAGTGAATATCATTGATTTCCGGGTGTATGTGACAACAGGACAGGCGGCAGCACTTAAGCACTTTTTAAAAACCAACGGTATCCGGTTTGAGCCGGTACCGAAGCAGTAAGAGGAGGATAAGACAATGGCAGTAGGAAACAGTTTAACAAGCAGGATCCAGAAACAGGGATTGACTGCATACCTTGCGCAGGATGCAGTTAAGAATCAGATTAACAGTATAATCGGTGGAAAAAATGGAGCAAGGTTTATTTCCAGTATTGTATCTGCGGTTCAGGCCACCCCCGCACTGCAGGAGTGCACAAACCCCAGTATATTGAGTGCAGCACTATTAGGCGAATCCCTTAATCTTTCACCCAGTCCACAGTTAGGACAGTTTTACATGGTTCCATATGACAACAGAAGCAAGGGAGCCAAGGAAGCACAGTTCCAGCTTGGCTATAAAGGGTATATCCAGCTGGCTATCCGGAGTGGACAGTATAAAAAACTTAATGTTCTTGCAATCAAGGAGGGGGAACTGGTTCGATTTGACCCACTGAATGAGGAAATAGAGGTCAGATTGATTGAGGATGAAGTACTTCGTGAACAGGCCACTACGATTGGATACTATGCCATGTTTGAGTATGTAAACGGGTTCCGCAAGGCTATGTATTGGAGCAGGAGCAAAATGGTAGCCCATGCCAAGAAATATAGCCCAGGATACAAGAAAGACCTGGAAAAAGGGACACAGTGGACATTCTGGGCAAAGGATTTTGATGGTATGGCATACAAGACGATGCTCCGGCAGCTCATTAGTAAATGGGGCATTATGAGCATTGACCTGGTACAGGCCATAGATGCGGATATGGCTGTCATCCACGATGATGGAACCAAGGATTATGTGGAGACAGATATGGACAATATAGCTGCGGAGCGGCCGGCAGTGAGTCCGGAACCGGAGGTTGGATCACAGGGACAGGAAGCCATGGAGCAGACTGTTCAGCCTGAGCAGAGCAATGATGTTGCAGACAATTTCTTTTCATAATGAAACAATCTGAGGAAGGAGGTGATTAAGTGGCAGTCACATTTGACAATATTGGAAATGGAGAGCTTGCGGAGCAGTTCAAGTTTGCGTTGAAAGCGGTAGGTCAGAATATAATGGACCCAAACATGGACCCGGAAGCATCCAGGGGTATAGATATCAGTCTTACCTTTAAGCCTAAAAAGTCTGGGGCAATCAGTGTGGATTATAAGGTCAAGCCCAAACTGGCCGGATTCCAGAAGTCTGAAACAGTGTTCTTAATTGGACAAGATGCCAGGACTGGCAGAATTGAGATGTCCGAGTATGGAAGCGACCGTCCCCAGGTAACATCTGTTGCAGCGGCGCCAGCTGCGGCCTATACAGAAGTACGGAAGCCGGCGCAGACATTTGACCCGGAAACGGGAGAAATTTACGAGGAACCCCGCAAAGGCCCGATTGATTTAAGGGCAGCGGCTAACCAATAAAAAGAAAAGGAGATAGGAAAGATGATGGAAGGATTAAAAGCAGCATTGGAGCATGTGGAGGAGCTGGCACGGGAGAACGAAAAAACTGAGGTCATTGAGATATGTGGCAAGACTTATGCCAACAAGAGCCTGAAACGGTATGATGCACAGGAAATGGCAGATTCCATCACTGCCACAACCCTGTCGTCACTTGTAGACTACATCGGCAGCTGTAGCCGGGAATTCCCGGATGGCGATATGATTATACATATCGTGAGCCCCACGAAGGTTAAGCTGATATCTGAATTGGATACGGAGCGTAGGAGGGAGTGCCTGTTTGAGACTGAGGCTGAGACATCCGAGTATCGGTTTGACAAATGGTACGACCAGGAGAATTTCATGATATCCCTGCAGGCAAACTTCCAGTACAGTACGGACCTGGAGGCAGTTATGAAACTGGCTGGGAATATTGAAAAGAAGAATGACCAGAGCTTTTCGGATGACGGTCGGACACAGGTTGCTACTATGACTGTGGGAGTGGCAACAAAGGCGGCAGCCATCGTACCAAACCCGGTGGAGCTGATTCCTTATAGGACTTTCCAGGAGGTTGGTCAGCCAGCCAGTAAGTTTGTTTTCAGAATTGGTGAGAATAATGACATACCGATTTTTAAACTGATTGAGGCAGAAGGCGGAATCTGGAAGAACGAGGCAGTTTCGAATATCAAGAGATATTTGACAGATGCCTTGATGGATATGCCTAAGGCAATCAGCAGCCGAATTACAATCATCGGATAATTCAGTGCTTTATCCTCCGGACAAATATAATATGTCACGGCATTAAATGCCGGAGGTATTTAAGGGGCGGCAAACCATTGCTTTCTGACCGCCGCCCCGTCCTTCAAAGGAGCGGTTATGGGAAAATCACAGAGGGAAAAAGGCAAACGCGGTGAGCGGGAGCTGGCCGGGATATTAAAAGGGTATGGATATGCCTGCCGTAGAG